CCAAAGCCTGAAATAACCGAAGAGGCAAAGCCAACTCCAACCCCTGAACCAGAGCCCACTCCTGAGCCCTCACCAGAGCCCTCACCTCAGCCATCGGATATAGATCCAGAGCCAACTCCTGAACCAGGGCCAACTCCTGAACCAGAGCCAACTCCTGCTGAACCTTCTCCAGAGCCATCACCAGACAATGATAACATAAAAGAATTGATTCCAGAAAAAGGTCAGGGTACATCGGAAGATCTTTCACGAGTAATAGCAAACCTTACAAGCAAGGACAACACTGTTATTAAGTTAACTCCAGAACAAATGTCTGCTGTTGGACAAACCTTGGCTGCTTTATCTACAGAAGCAAAAGTAGAGGTAGCACAAGGTCTTGGAGTTAAAACCGATGAAATAGCAATACTTGCACAATCAGCACAATCCAATCCAGCAGTCGCTGCTGCTATCGTAACATTTGCTGAAAAGGCAGAGGCTAATACAGATGCTCCTATGCCATACACAATTGCAGATGCTATTACTGAGGCTGCTGCAGAATTATTTTTATCAGATCCCCTTGCAGTTTTGACGACGGTAGATTTAGAAGCATTATCTGACCCATCACAATGGGGTAAAGATATGACAGATGATCAGAGGGAAAAGTCACAAGAGGTCATAATTCCTGTGATTCTGGTATCAAATATTATGGCTTCTGTAACATCTGCACTAACAAGGAAGGTATAATATGGGAATGGATAAAATTAAAACTATCTTGTCAAAAGTTAAGATGCCCAGGCCAAAGATGCCAAAGGTAAAAATCAATATTCCTAAAATAAAAATGCCAAAAATAAAATTACCCAAAATATCAAAACCTAACCTTAAGCCTTTGGTTAATAAACTAAAGTCCTATTTGCCCAAGATGTTGTTACTCATCAAGAAGGCTCTTGCCCTGTCTCTAAAGGTCATCAGGGGCCTCATATTGTGGCTTGGAAAGGCAGTTAAAGAAAGCATTGCTCAGGTGTGGACCCTTCTGGGATTTTTTATTGCATGGCTTACTTTGACTGGTACCGCCCAACAAATCGTGGGTATTTTTACGATTGGGGCTCTGATTTTATGGCTTGTGACAATTCCTTTGAGGGAAGAAAAAGAGGAATAACTGATATAATGGGGGTTATGAGTGCTACAGAAAATAACAATACTAAGGCAAAATTCCAAGAGGCTTTGGAGAAGAAAAAAAACCGCACCAATATTGTAAACAATAGATTTTCTGGAAATTCAAAAGTAAGTGGAGAGCAGACTTCTGGATCTACCCCAAAAATGTTCCGCAGGAAATCAGGATCTGATTAGTATATGCTTAAAATATTTGGTATAGTTCTACTTGGGCTAGCACTTTTAGGTTGTGGATATGATGGTAACTTCCGATATCCATGCCAGAATCCAGCCAATTGGCAAAAGGATGAGTGTAAGCCTCCAATTTGTACCGCTAATGGGGCATGTCCAGAAGATTTAGTAAAAATAGAAGATATAGGGGGAACAAAAAATGACTAAACAAAGATTAACTCCTCAAGAGTTAGATGCAAGGCTTAAATTTATTCTAGGAATTACACTAGGATCAATTTTATTTATGACAGCAGCAGGCATAATGTATGCTCTAATATTTGTTACACAACCAATTATAGGACAGTCAGAAAATGACAAAATGTTTTTTAACGTATTGGGAAGCGTAGCAACATTTATCACAGGAACGCTAGCAGGACTTCTTATTGGCAATGCTGGTGCTAAAGACATTATGCAAGCACAGGTAGATAATAAAAAGGTAGATTCAGAAATTAGAATGGCAGAGGACAAATTGGATGTAGAGCTTGACGAAGTTAGAGCAAGACTTGCTAAAAAGCCAGACGGTGCAATGCCAGAAGAACAGCCAGTAGATACTGATTGGGATAAGGAGTAGTTATGGCAGAGCAGGGTACAGCAGAAAAATTCATTGAAGTAGCCAAGGGCGAAGTTGGAACTATTGAAGGGCCAAAAGATAATGAAACCAAGTATGGTAAGTTTGCCAAGGCTAACTTCCAGCCATGGTGCGGATCATTTGTTATGTGGTGTGCAAATGAGGCAGGAGTAAAGGTTCCTAACACGGTATACACACCTGCAGGTGCAGCAGCATTTAAGAAAGCAGGCGCCTGGATTGATGGAGATATGGCAGATCCAGATGCAGGAGATGTTGCTTATTTTGATTTTCCATCTGACGGGGTAGATAGAATATCTCATGTTGGTATTGTTATTGAAGATAACGGTGATGGAACAGTATGGTGTATTGAAGGAAATACTTCTTCAAATAAAAAGGGAAGCCAAAGAAATGGTGGAGAGGTTTGTAAACAACTTCGTGCTTATAAGAAAAATAAGAAAAATGTTTTAATATCTATCATTGGATTCGGTAGACCCAAATTTAGCAAGGCCTCAAAGAAGCCAACAACAGATAAGATTATTACAGAAACAAAGAAGAAGGAATCTTCTGAGTCTGTAGAAATAAAAGAAATAAGATCAGCAATAGATTTATTGAAATCTAGGGGCTATAAGGTTTCAAAATCCAGTTCATTACAATGATGGTTGACATCAATTGCGTTTGATGATATACTAAATATCAGGTCGAGATGAGGGTGATATGACTTGCATCGCAGTGGTCAGGGATTTGGCCAATAAAAAAATATGGATGGCCTCAGATCGTGCTATCTCAGACGATAATTTAATTAATATAAGTTCAAGCCCAAAGATATGGAAAAAAGAAGGATATTTGTTTGGATATGCTGGGTCTATGGATGGGGATAGAATAAAACATTTATTTGTGCCGCCAGAATTTGAGGGTCGTGGTAGTGTTGATAAATTTATGTACAGCAAATTTTTAAAAGCTTTGCGTGCTTTCTATGAAGGTTGGTGGGTTGATATATCTGCAACATCAGATTTTGGAATGATTATTTGTATACGTGGAAAAATATATGAACATAATGCATCAGATATGTCATTAACTCAATACGAACAAGATTATTTAGCAATGGGAGCTGGGGCCGATTTGGCATTGGGGTCATTATATACAACACAAAAACAAAAAGATGCAAGAAAAAGAGTGGCGCTTGCAGTAAATGCTGCGATTGTACACTCAACGTCATGCAAGGGCCCTATTGACATTCTTAGCATTTAGGGGTATACTAGAAGTATGAATCATATATCAGAAGAGGATTTGTCTATGGAGGATCAAGAGTTCGGTATTTGGTTACAAAAAGGCATAGAGAGGGGCTGGGTTACTCAGCCATACTGTCACACGCACGATGGTGGCACTCAATACATGAGTGAGGAAGAGTTAGAAGAATGGGAAGCAGGAGGCGACCCATGCGAGCACGTAGTTAGATTAATGGTATAAGGAGAGTAATGAAAAAGTTAGTGGGAGTCTTAACAGCGCTGTTGGTTATTGCATTTTTGCCAACAGTATCAGCAGATGAAAAACCAGCAATTGCAATTATTGATACGGCAATTGATACCTCAAAAGTAAAAGTCATACATGAGGTATGTATCCTATATGAAATTCGCTGTCCAAATAAGAAATCTTTTATGGAAGGGCCAGGAGCAGCAAGTTTGCCTGCTACCCAACTTTATAGCAATGGCTTTCAGCACGGCACAATAATGTCGTTGATTGCATCAAGTATTAATCCCGATATGAACATAATTTTTATCCGTATCGTTACCATGACTAATTCAGGTAGGAAAGGATATTACGACGAAAATCTAGTAAATGATGCTCTCAAGTGGGTCATAACAAACAAAACAAAGTTCAACATCGTCGGCGTCTCTGCATCCATCGGTAGTCATAGGCGATTAAAGACAGGTGCGAACTACTGTCCCCTTAATCAACCTTTGCGTACCAGCATTACTGCACTTCAATCAGTTGGAGTAGCAACTGTCTTTGCTGTAGGTAATGACTATGACAAGAATCGTGTGGACAGTCCTGCCTGCATTCCAGAAGCAGTAGCAGTTGGATCTGTGGGTGAGCGAGGGAACATTGAAAACTACAGTAATGGAGGACCAGACTTAGATTTCTATGCCCTAGGAACATTTGATACCAGCGTAGGAAGGGCAATCGGCACTTCTGCTGCAACTGCTGCGTTTTCTGCATACTGGGCAAAAAACTACAAGGGTAGTTATCAAGCAACTTATGATTATTTAAAATCTATTGCTAAAAATGCTGAGGGGAATGGAATACAAACTAGCCTATTTGTAAACATTTTAGGATAGTGGTATAATAGTTAGTGCACCTGCCAAATGGGGGTGCACTAAACTAACTCGCTGAAAAGGAGAAAAAATGGTAAGTTCGTTTGCATTGGATCTTTTCAAAGATCCATTTTTTATTGGTTTCAACCGTGAGTTGAACCGTTTTAATCATGTACATAATGCAGCAGCACGTCAATCTTATCCGCCTTATGATTTAATTAAGTTGGATGAAGACACATACAAACTGTCTTTGGCTATCGCTGGTTTTTCTAAAGATGATATTAAAGTATCTGTGGATAACGGAACACTAATCATCAAAGGAGAAATTGTTGAAGTCTTTGATGCTGAAATTGTTCATAAGGGGATTGCTGGTAGAAAGTTTACTCGCACATTTGCTCTTGGTGAATATATGGAGGTAACTGGGGCAGAAATGAAAGATGGTATGCTTCATATTGATATTGATCGTATTATTCCAGAGGAAAAGAAACCAAAGGAAATTGCAATCAAACAAATTTAAAAAGTCAAAATAGTTGACAAAAGACTATATTGATGCTATAATTTAATATACCAATGGGCAGTCTTTTCCTTTCTCTTCTGCCCAGGGTGACGGACACCTGAGCATGTGTATAAACTGCTCTTAGAACCAAGGGAGTTGATATGCCGATATATGACTACAGGTGCGAAATATGCTTCTGTACTGTCGAGTTTGAGCGAGGTATGGGAGAAGATAGATCTCCAATATGTTGCTCAAACGCAATGACAAGGGTGTGGAATAGTGTTCCTGCAATAAGCTTTAATGGTTCTGGATTTTATACAACAGATAATAGAAAGAAGGCATAGTGATATCATGAGTTTTATTCTTAAGCAGCGCCCAGAGGAAAAGAAAAAAGAGTGGCAAATTCAGATTTCGGATAAGTGTGATCGCTGTAACGCTCAGGCATACGTGATGATAAAGGGGTCAACTGGATCACTGTTGTTTTGTGGTCATCATTACGAGGGTATTATGAATAATCCAGATGCCTATAATAAGATGATGTCATTTATGCTTGAGATAATTGATGAGCGTGAACATTTAGCCGAGAACAAATTGATAGGAAGTCATAACTAATGTATACATATTTTGTGAAAGAGATTACAAACATCGTTGATGGAGATACTGTTGATGTGATAATTGATTTAGGGTTTGATATTTTGTTTGTATCCCGTGTTCGTCTTGCTGGCATTGATACTCCAGAGTCTAGGACAACGGATAAGGCTGAGAAAGCCCTGGGCCTTGAATCAAAAGATTATTTAAAGAAGAAACTAAAAGATGCAAAGTCCATCGTTATTAAAACTGAAAAGATGAATTCTTCTGAGAAGTATGGGAGAATTCTTGGTTGGCTATATGTCAATGGGGAATCAGAGTCTGTCAATGATAAGATGATCAATGATGGATATGCATGGGGGTATTTAGGAGAGACAAAGATTAAAGATTTTGATGTATTGAAAAGGGCTCGAGAAAAGTCTAGAAAATGAAAAAAGATAAAGATCGAATCGAAAAACTAATTCTTGCTGGTGGGCTGCGGATTGCGGGGGCAGACAAAAATGGCAAACCGCTATACCAGTTTACAGATAAGATGAGACATATAGATGAAGCCCTTTATAATGACCATTTAAACTTTGTTAATTCAGAGATAATGAAATTGTGGGAGTCTGGTTTTGTTGATATGAGTCTCTTTGATGATGAGCCAAGAGTAACTCTTACTCAGAAAGCTTTTGTTCCAGACGATCTTGCCAAATTGAGTAAGCAACAAAGGTGGTCTTTGGAGGAAATAAAAAGGATTCTCAGGAGAAGAAGGGTCTGATATAATTTAGATATGCCATATAGTATAGGTGCTAAGGGATCATACGGCTGTTCTGGTTACCCCGTTGTCAAGGACAGCGACAAAAAGGTTCTGGGCTGTCACAAAACTCGTAGAGAGGCAGCAGCACAAATTTATGCAATTAATCGCTCTGAAGGCAATATCAGAAAAGGAAAGTTTGACTGGTCTGATTCGATATTTGACATGAAGACCTTTAGGAAATAATATGTCATCAGGTCAATACAAAAGACACGACGGTTTTAATCCAGTTCAAATTAAAGATGGTATGGTTGTTCGTCTTCGTAAAGATGG